GAGAGCGTATTCTCAAAGAGTGGTGGCATGAGGCGCGAATCTCGGCAGCTGACAATCGATTCGAGCAGGCACTCGATGCCGATTTCAATGACGGTCTGCAGTGGCGCGATGATGATGCGCAGGTGCTTCGAGAACGTGGTCAGGCACCGCTAGTATTTAATGCAATCGCCCAACACATTCGTTGGATTCTTGGCACCGAGCGCAGAACCAGGGTCGACTTCAAGGTTTATGGCCGCGAAAAAGAAGACGAGAGACCTGCTCAGACAAAAAGCAAACTGCTCAAATTCACTGACGATGTGAATCATGCGGCGTATGCGCGCTCCATGGCGTTTGCCGATTCCGTGAAGGTTGGTGTCGGCTGGCTGGAATGTGGTATCAGATCCGATCCAACGGAAGAGCCGCTCTTTGATCGCTGGGAATCCTGGCGCAATATGTGGAATGACCCGCTGGCGAAAGAGCCGGACAACACTGATTCCAGATTCCTGTTCAGGGCGAAATGGTTAGATGAAGACATCGCTGCGACGATGTTCCCTGATCGTCAGGAAGTCATTCGCCAATCCTCTGTTTCGCACCAGCTGTTCTCTTTCAGTGAGGACGATGATCTTGGCTTTACAGGTCTGTATCATGCCTTCACACCAGGCTCGACGACGATCCAATCTGGTCGTTCCATGTTCAGCGATAGCTTCCACATCGGCATCAGGCGGAAACGCGTTCGGCTGATCGAGTGTTGGTATCGCGTACCAGAAAAAGTGTCGATGCTTCGGACCAGGGTCAGCGCACTTATGAGTCCGATTTTCCGCAATCAGTTGATGCGGATGAATGGAAACGAAGTCCGAGGTCAGGCTCCTCCGCAAGTCCAATCACTCCTCGATGACGGGCATGCCTCTATTTACGACGCAGTGAAGATGAAAGTCCGCGTTGCGATTTTCGCGAATAAAGGCATGCTTCAGGACATCGCTTCACCATACCGACATGATCGATTCGCGTTTACACCTGTCTGGGCTTTCAAACGCGATCGCGATAACCAGCCTTATGGTGTCATCCGCAATATGAGAGATCCGCAAGAGGATCTGAACAAGCGCAAATCCAAGGCACTGTGGATACTGTCCACTAATCGTGTGATCGCTGATGACGATGCAGTCGAAGATTGGGATGAGCTTGAGGAGCAGGTCGCCAGACCCGATGGTGTGATCAAAAAGCGTCGTGGCAGTGACTTCGAGATTTCCAACGAGACGGCACTTGCTAAAGAACACGTCGGCATGATGCTGCACGACATCCAATTTCTTGAGAATACGTCTGGAGTCACCGAGGAGAACCGTGGAGAGGTTACCAATGCTGCTTCCGGCAGGGCCATAAACCTGCGACAGACTCAAGGCTCAGTTGTCACTGCTGATCTTTTCGACAACTTCCGGTTTGCGTTGCAGCTGCATGGCGAGAAAAAACTTTCCTTGATCGAACAGTATTACAGCGAGCCAAAAGTTATTCGTATCACCAACGATCGTGGCGCGGATTTCATCAACATCAATATGCCAGGTCAGGACGGCGATGGCGCTCTGCAAATAGAGAATGACATCACCAAGACCAAGGCAGACTTCATTGTTGATACCCAAGATTTCAGAGAGACTGTCCGGCTCGCGATGTTCGATTCGATGATGAATGTCCTGCAGGGACTTGATCCAGAAGTACAGATGCAGTTGCTCGATATGGTTATCGATCTCGGTGATTTTCCTGGCCGCGACGAGATGGTCAGACGTGTCCGCGAGATCAACGGGCAAGTTGACCCAGATGCACCTGATGCTAAAGAGTTGCGCAAACAGCGAGACGACCAAAAAGCAGAACAAGCAGATAGGGACAAGCGTGCCCAAGAGGCTGACATCGCAACGAAAGAGACCAGGGCTGCGAAGACGACATCTGATGCCGCAAAAGCGGAAGCAGAAGCAATGTCTAAAGCTACCGAGATCGCCGAAGCACTTGCAGCGAATCCACAACTCGCTGCCGCCGTCGACGAATTATTTGCCAGTTTCAAAGAAGAGAGTGGTGTTATAGATCCGAACGCAAGTGGATCTGTTGTGCCATTCGAACCACCGCAACGTCCGCCACCTGAAGGTGGGGACACAATTTAATAACCAGTCGCAGGAGTGACGCCATGACAAAGCATGTAGAAACAGAAGAGAATATGGCTGCAGCAGGTCTCGGACCAGAAGAGATAGCTGCGTTAGAAGAAGAGGACGCGGAGGGTACCGGCAAAGAGCCAGAAAAGAAAACTGCCACCGATAAAGACGGTGACGGTGCCAAAGCGGACTCTAAGTCGGAGGTTCTTCCCCAGGCAGCCGATAAGGACGATGCGGGTGCCGTCGCCGACCAGAAAAAAGTCGATGACAAGAAACCCGTTGAGAAAAAGGCCGATGAGAAAGACGACGGCAAAAAGAAAGCTGATGCCGTTGGCGAGGGTGCCGACGACAAAGGGGATGGGGCGGGGGCTGCAGCGGATACATCTCTCGATCAGGATGGCGCAGCTGCAGCCGCCAAACCTGCCGACGCAGATGGTGAGGACAAAGCCGTACCAGCCCCACCACAAGTCGATTCCTTCCGCGCTCAATTAGCCGCACGCGGAATCCCGGAGGACTACGAGGATCAGCTGAAAGAAGCTAACAATGCTGTCGAAGCTCTCGATGATGAACTGAAAGAGGGCACGATCGATTACGCTGCGCATGCCAAACAAAATCGCGTGCTAACCACGAAACTCTCTGATCTCACGGCGATGAAACGCGAGGCCGAATTTGTCGCTGGCAACAACGAACTCATGGCGGATCAGCATTGGGATTGGGAAGTCGAAAGATTCACCGAGGAAAATGCTGAGTTCAAGAATCCAGTTGTCTATGGTGCGTTGCGTGGTGCGCTCGAAGAGTTGTACACCGACGAAGAAAATGCTGGCAAAGCTTATCGGTGGTTCCTGCGTGAAGCCGCAACAAAAGTTCGCGAGGCTTTCAATTTGGACAAGAAGGCAACACCAGCTGAAGAAGGCACCGAGTCCGAAGAAACGCAAAGGACCGAAGACATTCAGAAAGAGCAAAAGGACAAGGAGCAAAAACCTCCTCCGCAAACGCTGGGTGGTCTCCCTGAAGCGCATGTCGACGAAGAGTCGCAGGATGAATTTGCGCAATTGGACAAGCTGGAAGGCATGGACCTGGAAGCCGAGTTGTCGAAATTGCCGAAGGCAAAAGCCGACCAGTATCTGGACTCGCGGAATTATTGAGTCGTGTCTCTGTACCACGATCTGGAGAAGGGGAGCCGCTTGCAAGTTGATCTCAAGACCAACCACAAGCTGAAAATCACCAATGGTGATCAGTCCCAAAAGGTCGTGGTACAGCTGATTTACAAGCGTGGGAACAAGTATGCACGTCTCGCGATTGATGCTCCACCGGACGTAGGAGTTGAAGTCTTACCCCCGGATGGTGTTACACTCGCCGAACAGGGCGCTTGACGCTCACATTTTTGATCGTCGCAGGAGTGACGACTTACCATTAAGTTGGAGGTTTAGTCACTATGGCACAGACCATCATCGGTCTAAATGACCCCAAAGCCGTCAAGCGGTTTTCCGCGTTTCTGGCGGTCGACACTGCCCGAGTGTCGTACTTCAATAAAAAGTTCATGGGAGTCGGCCCAGAATCCGGGATGCCAATCCAGATGCTTCCCCAACTAGAGTCCGACGCAGGTGAACAAATCACCTTCGACCTCTCTATGCAGCTTCGCCAGCAACCGATCGAAGGCGACGATGTTCAGGAAGGAACTGAAGAAGACCTCAAGTTCTACACTGACGCCGTTTTTATAGATCAGATGCGCGGAGGAGTGAACAGCGGCGGACGGATGACGCGCAAAAGAACTATTCACGACCTTCGCCGGGTTGCACGCGCACGACAGGCGGAATGGTGGGGTCGTATCTTCGACGAACTTTTCTTCATTTACCTTTCCGGTTCGCGTGGCGCGAACACCGAGTACATCTTCCCGCTCTCCTACACTGGATTCAGTAACAACGCACTCCAGGTGCCGGACGCGGAGCATGTGATGTTCGCTGGTGACGCCACGAGTTTCGCGACGATCTCGAACGACGACCAGCTAACCACGCTGGAAGTCGACAGGGCAATCACCAAGGCAGTCATGATGGGCGGTGGCACGCAGGGCACGCCACAGATCCAGCCGGTCATGGTCGAAGGTGAGGAGCATTACCTATTGCTCATGTCGCCATGGCAGGCGTTCGATCTCCGAACCGCAACCGGCGCATCCAACTGGCTCGAAATCCAGAAGGCTGCGGCAACTGCCGAAGGCAGAAAGTC